GGTGCATATACTGCGCTTCAAGGTGCTGGTGTAACAGGCAAGTAAGGAGCGCATTATGGCGGTTCAACAATTAGGTCGTGACCAAGCTAGAACCTTAACGGATATAATTAGAGGTGTATCTAATGTTGGTGGTGGCATTGATGAGGCCTTGCAAGTGGTGCCTGGGCTTGGCTCTGCTACTCCTGCTACTCCTGTTACTAAACGCAAAATAAGCGCCTATGACCCCACTGCTGATTATGGACTTGACTCTGAAATGTCTGGAAACATCGACATTGAAGGAGATAATGTAACGCAATCTTTTGGTAAAGATGCAGGCACTTTAGGTGATATGATTGGTAGTATATTCCAATATCAAGGCCCAGGAAGCCAATCTTTTCAACGAGAGCTTGCTAGTCAGAAGCCACAATTTGTTAAGCCTCAAATAAGTCAAATGACGGAGCAAGAGAGGCGTGAGATGGAGGCTGATGAGCGAGTTGGCATTGATGATCAACTAAATGCTCTAGCAGCCTCACTTCGAGACTCAGATGATTTAGGGACCGCCCCAACAAAAATTAATCAAACGACAACAGAGACAACAGGAACAACAACGTCAGAATTTCAATCTGGTGTTAGAGACACGCCTGAATTTGGCGTAGACAATGTGCCGACAAAAGATGAGCAAGATAGCATTTTAGAAGAAACTTTTGCCAAAAGCATGAAAGATTATCTTGATGCTTTGAAGGGGGAAGACACAGACGTTAAATCTATAGAAGAATACAAAAAGGAATTTGCAGACGCTACAGGCATTAGCATTGACGGCAAGCCAGATAAGTCTGCCGCTCTAATGTCTTTTGGCTTGGCGTTGATGCAGAACAAAGCTGGTAAAGGCTTTAACATAGGTAGAATGCTTTCAGCGGTTGGCGAGGCTGGTGAGAAAGCAATGCCCGCATTTCAACAAGCTAAAAAGGAAGCAAAAGCAGAACAGCTTGCCGCTGGCAAGTATGCTCTTGATTCAAGAGCGGCAGCGCTTACAAAAGCGGCGTCTACCCGTCAAGCTATTGCTGATAGAGTTGCTGAACTCTCTGACCGAGCTTATAATCGTGAGACTGAAATACAAATTCAAGAATTAAAGGGCAGACAGTCTATGGCAGAGAAAAAGTTGGCTGAAGGCGCTGCCAACTTGAGAGAAGAGATAAAACTTAGAGTAGAAAATGGCGAACTTGGAAAGCCAACAGAAATTAATTTAGGCGGAGAAGGTGACGAAAAGTTTGATGTAACTGTTCAACAGAAAGGGAAAACAAACGAGTTTAAGATAATAGCTCCTGACGCTACTATGGGTAGAATAGATAGGAAAATTCAAAGCGCAGAGGCTGGTTTAAAAACTGTGCAGAAGATGCAAGATTTATCTAGAGAGGGTGAAACCGTTGGTTTTAAAGGAATATATACAAGAATGGCAGATTCCTTTAAAGGCCTGTTTTCAATTCCTGCCGTTGAAGAGGGGTCAAAGGTTGAGCAATATAGAGCCGCTGTTGGTAAAATGCTCGTAACATATAGAAAGCTTCTTACTGGAGGTGAGGCAGGTAATGCTATATCTGACCGTGATGTTCAAATCATTCAACAAAACTTGGGTCTTCCAAAGGGGGCAACAGAGGTAGCCTTTACCTCTGCGAATCAAGTTCAAGAATATTTAAGCCAATTAGATTCTTTGTTTAAATCGAGAAAAGAACTCTTTGTTGGGCAGAAAGAAGCCTTAATAGAATTTGGTAAGGGAAGCGGTTACTACACAGAAGAGGCCAAAGACGATGACCACTCAGACGATTATTTGCAGTATGTTCCGCAAGTCGTTGGTGGTAAGCTAAGGCTAACCTTACCTAAATAAAGGAGCCTAATGTGGCTATTATTGATGTAGAAGCTCCTGACGGACAATTTGTAGAATTTGAAATTGCAGGGGATAAACCCACTGCTCAAGAAATGCGCTCTATACAGAACGTCATGGACAATCTTGATAAGTATAGGCCTCAAGAAGCAAAGCCAGAGTTTGACACCAAATCAGGTATTAAAAACGCAAAGTTGCGTGCTGCGCTGTCTATAGCTGAGAACAGTGAAGAAGAAGAAGGCATACTCGCAAAAGCTGGTTTTGCAGTAGAAGACTACATTAGAGATGATAGAGGCAGATTAGCCTTAACTCCATCGGGCTCAAAGAAGCTTGGCATTGAGTCAGACAAAAACATCATGATTGATGAAGAAGGCTTCTCTCGTTACGATTTAGCTGATTTAGCAGGCATTGCACCTGAACTAACATTAGGCATAGCTGGCGCTATTTTTGGGCAAGCTGCTATACCAATTCCTGTAGTAGGGGCGGCGATTGGTGCGGCTACAGGCGGTGCGACAGGAGCAGCTTTAGAAGAAGCTGTGGAAGGTATTGCTGGTGTATCTCAGCAAACAGCAGGTGAAATAGCAAAAGATGTAGCTGTAGAGGGCGCCATTACAGGCGCTGCTGAACTTGTGTTTGGCCTGCCTTTGTTAGGTATAAGAGCGATTACTAAAGGCACTCCTGGCGTTGTAAAAGAAGGTGGAGAGCAACTCCGTCAGGCTGGAGAGGCTCGTGAAATGGGATTTAGCCCAAGTTTGGGGCAGATTGGCGCATCACCAATACCTTCTCGTGTACAAAGAATTAGTGAGACAGTTATAGGTGTTTCAAACAGAATATCTAAAAATCAAGAAAGAATGGGTACAGTCTTAGGAAGATTGCGGTCATTTATAAACGATAACGCTACATCAACCAACGATTTAGGGCAGAAGGTTTTGTCTGCAGCGCAAGCTCAGTCTAAACAAATGAGAGAGCTGGAACGTCAGGCAAGCAAAGAAATAATGAAGTCCCTAGATGGCGTTGTTCAGCAAACAGGACTGGCAACAACTAAGGATGGCTTGCTAGACCAGAAACTTGTAGGAGCAATTGAACAAAGCGCAAAAGAATTTTTAGAAGAGTCGGGGCGAAGATATACGGCTATTGATGACATTCTTGCAACAAGCGTAGGCAAGGCAAATATAATATCAACCGACCCAATTAAAATAGTAGCAAATCAATTGAAAGATCAATACTTACGACCAGGGTTGATTGGAGACTCAACTGTAAAGGCTCAAATTAAAAAGCTCGTTGATGATATAGATGGACTTGGTGAAACCGCTTCTTTTAGAAATCTTTTTGACAGTAGCCAGCTTGTATCTCGCATGATGCGAGAGCAACCCGCCGTTAGTAGTGTGACTTTAACAGGCGCTTTAACAGACGTTAGAAAAGCATTAGATGAGGCTTTAGATGTTAGAAGCATAGACAATCTTACATCAGCGCAAAGAGCTACATTAGGTGGAGATGAAGGTGTTGCTCAATTAAGGCGTGCGGCTGAAGACTTTATTCCTTTACGTCAATTCTACAAGTCTGGAATGGATGACATAAACAAGTTAGAAGATAACATTGGCATAAAGAATATCGTTACAAAACTCGAAGAAGGTCAGTCTTTAGAAGCAGTTTCTGGAATGGCGCAGAGGCTTATTAAGAACAACAGTCCTGATGCCATTAAAAATTTAAAGTTTGCTTTAGGTGAAAATTTTGAACCTTTCAGAGCGCAGCTTGCATCAAACTTTTTGGCGAATGCTTTACAGAAATCGGGCATCAAATCATTAGATGCTACGAAGTTTAGAGGTTCTGCTTTCAAAAAAACAATTGATGATTTAGGTGACACAGCCGATGAATTGTTCGGGTCTGATGTTGCAAAGGTACGCAAGCTTGCCGAACAATTTGACGCAATAGGCAATGGCATCAAGATAAACTCTGATGTTATTGATAACGCAATAGCTGCTGGGCTTGATAGAACAGGTTCTTTTGTAGGCGCTATGGAAAACGCCATAAAAGTTGGCGAAGAGACTATGGTTGTTAAACGTGCTGGCGCATTAAGAAATGCGGCTGACGGCAAGCTAACTGCTGATGAAGCTGCTGAGGTAATATCCAACCCTAATACGAAGCCCGAAGAGTTTAAGGTTTTGTTTAATGCCCTTGATGACGAAGGCAAGCAAACCGTTAAGTCTTACTATATGCAGAACATTCTTGAAGATGTTGGCGCCACAATCAACTCTCAAAGAATGGGAGAGCTTGGTCAAAGAATACTAGATGCTAACAAAGGCGGCAGGCTTGAAGATATATATGGGCCTAGAACATCTAGGTATATGTTAAAATTCGCAAGAACAATGAAATATCTGTCCAGGGACTCAAATGCTGGTGATCTTGTGTCTCAAGGAATCATGGCAAACTTCATTCAAAAAATACCAGATATACTGCGTTATGGGGTTATTACAAAGTTTCTCACAGGCGGCACAGCTTTGAAACAAGTAGATGATGCTTGGAGAGCTTCTCAAGGAAAAGACTTGCAGACTAGAGCTAGAATATACTCTAATGCGATTCAAGCTGCTCTTGGCAGAATACCGCAAGTCGGCGCACAAATGGCACAAGAAGGAATAAACGAGGGTGAGTCACAGGCAAAAGCTCTTATGGAAAGTAAAAATGTAGATATCCCGAACATAAGTTCGGTTATACCTCAAGCTCCGTCCCCAGCGCCTGGAACATCTCTTTCGCAGACATCTCCTATTAGACAACAGGCCGCACAGAATCCAGCAGTGGCACAAGCCCTTGGTATACGCGGCGCAACAGCAGGACTTATTTAATGAACAAAGATAGATTATGTGAAGAGATAGCCGAAGATGAGGGCTGTAAATACGAGATATATTTGGACCATCTTGGTCTGCCAACTTTCGGAATTGGCGCACTCATTAAACAAGGCGACCCCGAGTACGGCAAGCCTGTAGGCACAGTTATTGAACAAGAGCGTGTTCAGCAAAGATTTCATCTAGACATGGCTGTAACCCTTGATGAGTGTAAGGTGCTATATCCAGACTTTGATGACTTGCCAGAGGAATGCCAACATATCATTGCAAACATGATGTTTAATATGGGCCGACCTCGATTGAGCAAGTTCAAGGGCATGAAAGCTGGTGTTGATGCTAGAGATTGGAATAAGGCCGCAGATGAAATGGTTGACTCAAAGTGGTATACACAAGTGCCAAACAGAGCTAGGCGCTTGGTAGACCGCATGAGAGCCCTGGCTGACTAACCCTTCTTTTCTAACAAGCCCTTTAGCTTCTCAGCGTAATCTTTATCTGTCACACGATAACGCATTTTGTCTTTTTCGTTATCCCAAACAGCCCATTTAAAATCTGGGTCAGATTCACTTGGCATTAACACAACTTTAAATCGTTCTAAAAGACTAAGCTGCTTTGTCATTTAGGATAATGACCCAGCGCCATTACTTAAATCGTCTGGGTCAACACCACAAGATGCGGTTTCTCCTTGGCAACATTCCTCTATAACCAAGTGGCAGACGGAACATTGCACATGACCATGCACTTCAACAGGTTGCATCTGTGTCTGACATCTAGGACACAAACCATCTCTTATGTTTCTTTGCATTGAACCGTCCCCCATAGAAATATTCATTTTTTCTTATTCTTGCTGCCTTTTGGCCTACCTCTGCCACGCTTCTTCTTTGGCTTTTCCTCTTGGAAACAAGCTGGGAAAAATATTCTTATAAATTTACTGAACATACTATGCCCTCCTAATGTTAGCCCACTGAGCCTATGCCAAGTGAGTCATTTTTAAATGTATCACGATATTCTTTATTAACCATACGCTTTATTTGCTGGCTAATATTTCTATCTTCTTCTTCACAAATCTTGCGTAATTTGTTGTAAGTGGTAAGGTCTATACCTACCGACTTCCATCTTTTATTATCTTTTTCCATATTGAAAGCACCATAAAATGCCAAGTTATAATAGATTTTACCAAAAAAATAAATTCAATGCAAAGAAAACTGAATGTCTTGGCATTATGTTTGATAGCAAATGGGAAGCTGAACGATATGGTCAGTTAGTCATGTTGCAGCGTGCTAATCATATTCGTGATTTAAAAACGCAAGTTAGATTTGACATTACAATAAACGAACAAAAGGTTTGTGCTTACATAGCTGACTTTACTTATTACGAAATAAATCAAGATGGCTCTGAACAGTTTATTGTCGAAGATGCCAAAGGTTTAGAAACTGGCGTCTTTCGTTTAAAAAAGAAGCTAATGAAAATAGTAAACGACATAGAGATAAAGATTTCTAAAAAAAAATAACGATTATTTCTTGACAGTAGGTTATCTACTTCCTAGATTAGGCTTCTAAACACTATCTATCTATGGAGCTTAATATGACAGATAAATCATCTGTGATTGATAATTCGTTACACTCCGCATCTCTGCCTGAGCTTTCAGATTTAAAGAAAGTTCTAGAAGAACAGATTTCAGCGGCTCAACAAAAAATGAAATTACTTAAAAGCGAACTTGAAGGTCGTTACTTGGAGCGGGCGCAGAATAAATTGCGTCAAGATGGTAAGGACTTTGGTGCTGTAACTGTTGAGGACAATGGCTTTAAGATTAAGGTCAACATCAAGAAAAAGGTCGAATGGGAACCAGGTATGGTTATCAAGGCTTTGAACGCAATGGATGAAGAGACTGCCAAGCATTACTGTAAAGTCACTTACACAATTCCAGAGGCAAAGTTCAACGCTGCGCCACCAATTATTAAAGCGATGTTGAGTGAAGCTAGAACCGTTCATCTTCAAGGTGTCAGTGTAGATATTGAAGGGGGTGATGATGCTTAACATTATATCAGCAGAACAGCGATTAGCTGAAAAGAAAGGCCACAAGTTAGTTGTTTGTGGTCAGTCTGGGGTGGGCAAGACTTCTCTTGCCCGAACCCTCGACCCTTCTAAGACATTGTTCATGGATTTAGAGGCAGGTGATGCGGCTATTGAAGGTGTAGCTATTGACGTTATCCGCCCTAGAACTTGGCAAGAATGCCGTGATTTTGCAGTATTTCTTGGTGGCCCCAATCCCTCTTTAGGTGATGAGGCAACATACAGCCAAATGCATTATGATTATGTGTGTCAAACTTATGGTGATCCAGCAGATGTTTTATCTAAGTATGACACCATTTTTGTAGACTCAATTACGGTGGCGGCTAGACTTTGTTTTGTGTATTGCCAAAACCAGCCTGAGTGTAGATCAGAACGAACTGGCAAATTAGATACCAGAGCGGCCTACGGTATGCAGGGCAGGGAAATGATGGGATGGCTATCTCATTTGCAGCATATTAGAGATAAGAATGTTGTGTTTGTCGGTATTCTTGACCAAAGAATAGATGACTATGGGCGCGAGACTTTTGAACTTCAACTTGAAGGCGCCAAGACTAGCCGTGAATTACCTGGCATTGTGGATGAAGTTATCACGATGGCTGTGATGTCAGATGATAACGGCAACCCTTATCGGGCTTTTGTTTGCCAAACTTTAAATCAATGGGGCTATCCAGCGAAAGATAGGTCTGGCAGACTAGAACTTCTGGAAGAGCCACATTTAGGCAAGCTTCTAGAAAAAATGAGCAATGGCGTTCCTCAAAACGAACGCACTATGAACTTTGTGAAACCTACTAATGAAGTGGAGAATGTAGAAAATGCTTAATTTAAATCAAATTGAAACCGCCGAAGAACAGAAGCCTCTGGAACTTATTCCTGACAAAACATCTGTTGTTGCAATTATTAATCTTCTTGGCGGTGACGAAGAGATGTCTGAGTTTGGTCAAGGCATGTTATTTAAAAAGTCCATGTCTAGTAGCGCTGTGTATTGCCCAATGGAGTTTACCATTATCGGGGGCAATCACGACAAGAGGCGTGTTTGGCATAACTTGTTTGTTCATGGCGATAAGCTAGACAATAACGGCGTTCCTGTCGCAAGGAATATTGGCTTGAACACGTTAAGACGTATGGTCGATAGTATCTACAACTTGAAAAAAGACGACATGTCTAATGAAGCCCAGCAAAAACGTAACATTGCTGGTATTCAAGTTTTGCAGGGTCAACAGTTTTGTTTCTTGGTTGGTATAGAGCCAGAGCAAAACGGATACCCTGCTAAGAACAAAATGGTTGTTCCTTTGGTTCCAGGTGATAAAGATTATATCTCCATGAATAATGGCTCAGTGGCCTCAGCTGCACCTGCGGCGCCTAATGGCAATCAAGGTCAAATCCCACCAGCTACAGCGTCTGGGGTGGTTCCGTCTTGGGCTCTTAAATAGTCAATGCTTTGTTCTCCTAAAGGAGGTTCTGGTATTGATTAGGGAAAGGCCTCACAGTGCGCCTAGGTGTACTAGGGGAGCTTGGCCTTTCCCGTCTTAAAAAATGCATACTAACGGCATCCATAGATGGTGTTAGGCTCGTTTGGGTGGCACGAGTGCCGTAAAG